TAAGGATTGGATAGTGACACGATTTATAGCCTTTACTAAATTTTTTAAGTCAATGGCGTATGAGAAACTTCTTGTGGCAGAGGAACGATACGCGCAGATGAACAACCTTATTTTGACTTCTGTAATTGACAAGGCTACGGATGACAAAAACCTACAAACAGGTAGAAAGGCTTGGTATGACGACATTAAGGAAGCCTTGCAAGAAATAATGGATGGCGAAAGTTCCAAAAGACTTGAAGAAAGCATTGTGTTTACGGTGAAGATGGAAAGCATGGGGTTAAGACCCGAAGAATACAGCAGACAATACAGGGAAACAGGAAATTTATTTAGCGACATTGTGCCATGAGTAGTGTAGTTGATTTATATGAGAAGGAAGATGAATACGTTATCCTCAATGATAGGGATGAGGACTTGTTTCCAATACCCATAAAACTTCCATCACTAACGGAGTGGTATAGCAAGTATCTTGGTAGAGAAGTGTCTTGGGGCGAGGCCATAACCTATGTGGACGGATACGGCCTACACCCAAACGATCAGGTTTTTAAGCACCAGCAAGTTCCCGAAAGAATCAAGTTAATTTATGAAACCACTTTCAATAAATTAAAGATAAAAAAGAAGTACAAGGAAATTACAGAAGTTTCGCAAGAAGACTTGTACGATGAAATAGAATCAAACCCGATATACTACAAAGAAGAGATTAAGTGGATGAAAACCCAAATTAAGCGGGTTATCTACACGGGATATTGGTGTTTTATCAAGGGTAAACCGACATACCTTAATCCACCATTTTACTTCTTTCTCAACTTTTGGAAACTAAAAAACAAGAACAGAAAAGATAGTTTGCCCGACTACCGAAACTATCAAAGAGAAATGTTTACGGGGCTTTACTACGCCCATACCACAGATGATTTATTCTATAAGCACAGAGTGGTTTGGAGAGGCGACGACTTGGCACAACAGGAAACGCTTTTTAACGACTTTGAGCGTGAATTAAAGCAGAAAGGAATTGCTTGTTTTCATCAGGCAGAAGTCACGGGAGGTATATGGCGTAAAAATCCAAACGGAAGAACTTGTAATGGAATTAATTTAATATCAGGTCGTCGTATTGCTAAAACAGATAGCGCGTGTTGTTTTGGCTATTGGGCTACAATTAGAATACCCGAACAATTATTTGTGATTCAGGGATTGAACAAGGAGCAAGCCGTTGACAAGGTTTTCATTCAGAAAATTCAAGTTCCTGTAAGTAAGTTGCCATTCTTTTTTAGACCGCATATCAGAGGTAGAGAAGACGCAAAAGCGGGTATGACGTTTTTATACGATGGAGAAACACTTGCATCATATCGTGCAGGTGTTATTCCTGAACCGCACGGTGGCAGGATATTACCGCTTTCAAGTAACGAAAGGGCGGCAGACGGAGAGGAGGCCAATATTGTTTACATTGATGAACCCGGTAAGCGACTTGATAAAAAAGCACAAGAAAGGGATATACCTTCTTTGTGGTACGAGGTATTGAAACCCGCAACCGAAATTGGTTCGGAGATCGTTGGAACTTGCATCATGCCTACGACGGTTGGCGAAATGGAATCAGGTGGTGGAGATCAGTTTTTGCGAATTGTAAACGATTCGCACTTTGACGACAGAACCGATAACGGCACTACGGTGTCAGGGCTTTTGAATATATTTTTAAGTGGTTACTACGCCATACCCGGATTTATAGACAAGTGGGGATTTACGGTAATGGAAACACCTAAATTTCCCGTAATATCCAACACAGGTAAGTCAATAACAATGGGTGCAAGAGAGTGGCACGAAAACCAAATTAGGCACTTTGAAAAGAACAAACAATGGGAGAAGCTGAACACGCACAACCGAAACTTCCCACCATCATTTAAGGCAGCGTTTCAATTAAACATGAAGGGTATGGGCATGACTGAAATCACCCTTCAAAAGATGAAAAACAGGGTAAGTGATTTAAGGTTTAGCAAGTCAGCACCGCCATATTCACGAATAGACTTTACGTTTATACCTAATTCTGAAAACGTAATGACCGAAATACATGATTTAGGTCGTTGGGTGTATTCATACTTGCCGCCAAAGCAAATGTGGAATCAGAAAACAGTCGTAACCGAAGACGAAGGATACACAAGGCTTGGAACAAAAGGGCAGATTTACGCACCACACACTTCGGTAGCTAACAAATTCGTTATATGTTTTGACCCCGTTAAATTTGATAAAATGAACCGTAGGGGAAGCGGCAGTTCAACTCCTGCTGCTGCGGTTTACTACAAAAGAGATATGACCGTTGATCCCGACACAAAACCGAGAGATGAATGGGTTAGCGAGGACTATGTTGCTTTGATAGCACATAAAACAGACTTTAAGGAGGAAATTTATGAGGAGGTATTAAAGGCTGCAATACTTTATGGCGCATATATTTATCCCGAAGCCAATGACGCCAATGACTTTATGCAGTGGATTCGCAAAAAGGGATATGATGGGTATTTACTAAGAGATATTGATGAGAAAGGAAAACTTGCAGCCGTTCCCGGTGTTTGGGCAGACGCAAATACCATTGGTGACATGGTAACGAAAATGGTTGACTATTTCGCTCATAATGTGTCTTACATGAAGATACCGCACATAATTGAGGATTGGTTAAAGATGAAGGGTGTTGATGATTTGACAAACCGAGATATTGCGGCTGCAACGGGATGGTGTCAGAGAGCGTCAGCACAAAGAACGGGTGAAGTTTATAAAGATTGGTATGGTGAAGTAGAGATAGATGATGAACCCGATATGTTTTAAGATAAAAGAAAAATAAATTTTAATGCTAAAACATTTGTTTTTAGTTAATTAAATAACATAGTTTTGCGTTTCGATGTATCTAATCCCATTAAGTTCAGGATTTGCGTTTCCCGACGATAGTGTTTCGGAAAAGGAAAAGGCAGATGTTAAATTTGGCTCAAAAGTCGCTCGTGCTTTGTGGGCTAAATTTTGTCTTGGAGGCACTTATGGTTGGGGCTATAACGATTTACAGAACATAAAACTTATTCGTGATTACGGTGACGGTGTTCAGGATGAGAGAATTTATAGGGATTGGCACACCAATGGATCACCGATAGGCGGTGGAAGGATTAATCAAGGAAACGGCAATCAGGGTGGAAGACACGCGAGGCTTGCAGCAACACAGATGCGCGGGGCAATGGTTAATATTTCTTACAAGCCATTTAGCCCAATACCTAAATTTAGTTCAACGGTAATTTCAATGCTTTCTGGCAACGATTACTTTGTTGAATTTACTTCGGTAAATAAAAACGCCATTGATGAAAAGACGAGGAAAAAACTAAAACTGTTTTATGCCTCAACAATGGTAAACCCACTTGTTAAAGAACTTGGGCTTCCTGAAATACCGATTCCGTTTCAGCCAAAGGATGAGAGAGAACTTGAAATGCTCGAAAAACAGGGCGCGTTTAAGTCAGATATAGAGAGATCGTTGGAGCAGGTAGCGGAAACAGGATTTAAGTTGTCTAATTGGCCGTATAAAATTCGTAGAAAGTGCAATAAGGACGCTATTGACTTTAATTTAAGATGCGCTAAACTTTACACGGAAGCAAGCGGAGCGGTTAAATGGAGATACGTTGATGTGACAAGAATGATTGTTCTTTGGAACGACAATGACGATGAACCCGTTGGTATTGGTGACGTAAGGCTTGTAGATATTCAGTCTATTTACAAAGATTTAGTTGATTCAGGATATACCGAAGACGAAATTAAGGGCATTGCTAAAACGTATCAGGGTCAACAAATTGCGCAATGGGCAAATGATTCAGTAATTTTTGAAAGGAAAGACCCACTAACAAACCGTTGGATGTGGCTTGACTTCAAAGTTCCTGTAATGGATTTTGATTACCTATCAACTGACTATCATCAGTTTGTAAAAGGAAAAGACAAAAAAGGAAAGACTTTTTACGAAAGAAACGAAAAGGTTGTTTCCGATAAGGAAAAAAGCAAGGACAGAGAATACGATGATTACCAATGTAATTTTTGGTATGAGGGAAGTTATATTGTCGGAACGGACAAAACATTTAATTGGAGAAAGAAGCCAAATCAGGTTCAAGGTTCTAAATTAAACCCATGTAGTTCATACGTTTTTGACAGAGCATCGGATAACGGACAAGCACTTACACAAAGGGCTATTCCTATTGAAGATGAATTAATGTTTTCTGTTATTAAGAAACGTGCTGCGGTTGCCGCTTCTGCGCCAAAGGGCTACATTGTTGACGTAGGTGATAGCGGCAGAATAATGATTGGAGGTTCAGAGTATAGCGTTTTTGACTTAATTCATATGCACCGTCAAAACGGTATCATGTTGAAGAAAACAAGCGTAAACGCAGCAACGGGAAAGCAGACATCGACACCAATTATAGAACTTGAAAACGGTCTTGGGAAGCAAGGGGATGAATGGCTAAGAGAAATTGCGGCTAATGTTTTCAACCTTGCAAGCACGTTTGGAATTACCGACGCCACAGCCGCCCAAATGGAAACAAGTGGTGAAAAAGCCGTAGGGGTCTGGGAGGGTGAAATCCAATCAACTAACCACGCAATTTACCCGCTAAAGGTGTCTGAAATGGCTTTTAAGGAAAAACTTGCAGCGAGATATGCTTTGCAGGTACGGGTGAATATAAAGTACGATGATAGGTGTCGTGAATTTTATGAGAACCAACTTGGTAAGCACGTCATTGGTGTACTTGATTCAATAGATGAGATTTG